AGGACCCCCCTGATTGTGCAAAACGTATCTCCCTGCAGGGAACGGTAACAATCACCCACGAAAGCCCAATGACTCGCGGTATTGGTAGCCAATGAGTACGGCTGAGGCACAAACTAAACCGCCGCTGTTGGGGGCTTTGTACCCACGCCTACACACACCCTGGTTACACACCAAAACCCGAGGCGGTGAGATTGCAGAATTGGCTGAACGTATTGGCCAACCGCTTTTACCCTGGCAAAAACTAATTCTTGATGATATGTGTGCCATCGATGATGAAGGCAAGTTTATTAAGAAGTCGAGTTTGTTCATCTGCGCCCGGCAATCGGGCAAAAGCCACATGCTGCGCATGCGTGTGCTGGCAGGCCTATTTTGCTTTGATGAACGCAACATATTGATGATGTCTAGCCAGCGGCGTATGGCTGAACGATCTCTAGAAATTATTGCCGATATTGTGGCACGCAACGATTTCTTACTAGCGCAGGTCAAAGATGGCAAGATTGAGTCGGCCTACCGTAAAAGCAACGGCAAGGAGCGCCTGATCCTAGAAAACGGCGCTGTACTTGAAGTGGTCGCGGCTAACTCAGATAGCAGCCGTGGTTTAACCGCGGATGTACTTTGGATCGATGAATTACGAGAAGTAAATGAAGCCGCGATGGATGCCAGTAAATCGACCACACTTACACGCCCAAATAGCCAAAGATTTTATACATCGAACGCCGGGGCAGCCGATAGCGATGTGCTGTTACACATGCGCGAAAGGTCTATGGCCAAGCCACCTAAATCACTTGGCTTTTACGAATATAGCGCCAGTGAAAATTGTGATATTTGGGATAGGAGCGCATGGGCGCAGGCCAATCCATCGTTAGGGCTGTTGATTAGCGAGGAAGCCATTGAGGAAACGATTGCAACTAGCACGATCATGGCAGCGCGTACTGAAACGCTGTGCCAATTTGTAAACACTGGCATGACTAGCCCCTGGACTCCTGGCAGTTGGGAAGATTTGGCCGATGCTGAAATGGTTATGACCCCAGGCATGCAAATGATGTTTGCCTACGATGTAGACCCACACACGCGCAGATCGGCCAGCCTAGTGGCAGGTGCTTTGCTACCCGATGGTCGTATTGGCCTAGCGTTGGTCAAAACATGGGAAAGCGAGATTGCGGTAAACGAGTTGCAGATAGCGGTAGATATAAAAGCGGAAGCCGATAAGTGGCAGCCAAGATTAATTTTGCATGACTCGTACACCACCGCTGCTATTGCCGAACGCTTAAAGAATTCCGGGCTTATGGTCGAGGCCTGCGTAGGGGCGCAGTTTTATACCGCGTGCAGCACTTTTAAGGATGCGATTGATAACAAACGCGTTGTGCATGGGGTGCAACCTGAGTTGGATCAGCAAATGCTCAATGTGGCTAGCAGTAGTAAGGACTCAGGCTGGCGTATCGTGCGCAAAAAATCACAGGGCAGTGTGGCCGCCCCTATCGGTATGGCGATGGTTGTATTGCACCTTTCAAAGCCAATTAGTGAGGCCAAAATCTACATTTAGACACGCCGCAGGCATCCCTGTTTGGTGCTTTACAAACTGAGAAAATTATGGCATGGGATTACTGGAAACCTTTGGCATCCGTAGTAAAGACAAAGTGCAGATCGATGCACAACTAGCCCCTGCCATTATGTCCGACCGTTTCGGCGCAGGCCAATACAGTTACGGCGGCATGTATAACAATGGTTATGGCGCAGGCTTTATGGATCGCGCTACTGCGCTCCAGGTTAGTACCGTATCAAGATGCCGTAATTTAATTTGTGGTGTTATTAGTTATTTGCCTTTGGAGTTGTACAAAAAATCTACAGGTCAGCAATTACAAAGCCCACTATGGCTAGAACAGCCTGATATTCGCCAACCGCGTGCAGTAACACTTGCTTACACCATCGATAGTTTAATTTTCTATGGCGTTGCATATTGGCGCGTAACCTCATTGTATGCAGACGATGGCCGCCCTTCAGGTTTTGAGTGGGTAGCAAATACTCGCGTAACAGTTACAACAGATGCTATGGGCTATGAGGTTGCGTATTACGCAGTTGATGGCAAGCAAGTACCAATGTCCGGTATTGGCAGTTTAGTTACATTTCAATCTTTGTTACCTGGTGTTTTGGAAACTGGTGCGCGCACAATTCAAGCGGCGCTAGATGTACAAAAAGCAGCGGCAGTTGCAGCGGCCACACCGATGCCTACCGGGATTATCCGTAACCAGGGAGCAGACCTACCTGAAGCGCAGGTGCAAGGTTTGTTGGCAGCCTTCAAATCAGCACGCCAAAATCGCAGTACTGCTTATTTGACTAGCACTTTGGATTACCAAACAGTTGGTTTTTCACCTAAAGAAATGACCTACAACGAAAGCAGCCAGTACCTCAGTACGGAAATTAGCAGATTAATGAACATCCCGGCCTTCATGGTTAGCGCCGATATGAACAACAGCATGACTTACCAAAATGTTTTGGATAGCCGTAAAGAATATGTTGCTTATTCGCTGCAGCCGTTTATTTGTGCAGTTGAGGAACGCCTTAGCATGGATGATATAACCGCACACGGTAATGTCGTTAAGTTCAACATCGATGAGACATTTTTACGCGCAGATACTATGGCGCGCTTAGATGCTATCGAAAAAATGCTAACGCTTGATTTAATTGATGTTGAAACTGCACGCGAAATGGAAAACATGAGTCCGTATGGAATAGGAGATAAAGATGCTTTTAACATTTAGCGCATCTATTACTGCAAGCGATGGCGAAAGCCGCATGATCGCTGGCAAAATTGCACCGTATGGTGAAGTTGGCTATACCAGCGCAGGTAAGGTTGTCTTTCAAGAAGGCAGCATAAACATCCCTAATGTTGATAAAGTTAAATTGCTAATGTCGCACGACAACTCAAAAGTTGTAGGCCGCATGCGTAGTGTTGAGTCAAAAAAAGACGGCATGTATGCAAGTTTTTCAGTGAGTCGCAGCACCGCCGGTTCAGATGCAATTTTGCTAGCCCAGGAGCAGTTGATGGATGGCCTATCCGTTGGTGTGGAAGTATCTGCATCAGAGCCAAAAGGCGATTATCTCCTGGTGACGGCTGCTACTTTGCGCGAGGTGTCGCTGGTTGAGTCCGCGGCATTTTCGTCAGCAGCCGTGCAAAGAATTGCTGCGCAGGCAGAAATTGTAGATGCTGAAGTATCTACAACAACAAAAACCAGCGTAACAACAAGTACCACAACCAGCACAACAACCGAAACCGAAACCGAAACAGAAACAGAAAGCGAGGCCGCTGTGACTACAGCCCCCGAAACTCCAGACGAGGATCAGACCGAGGAAGTGGCTGCAACAACAGTAGAAGCAGCGCGCAAAATCATCCGACCTTCAGTACTAAACAGCCAGACAGTACGCACACCTATTACATCAATGGGTTCATATACAGAGCATAAAATTAAAGCAGCACTTGGCAACGAGGACTCCAAACTTTATGTAACTGCAGCCGATGATAGTTTTTCAACTAACCCGGCATTTAACCCAACCCAGTACCTTTCAGAATTCCCAACTAACACACGCTTTGGCACACCTGCCATTGATGCTTGTTCACAGGGAGTTTTGCCAACTAGCGGCATGACTATAAATGTACCTTCATTGGTTACATCTGCAGGCGGCGGTACAGGAGTAGCGCCTAGCGTTACTGTTGAAGCCGAAGCAGGAGCAGTAGCAAATGTCGGTATGGAAACTGCCTACCTAACAGGTACAGTATCTAAGTATTCAGGTATGAATACACTGAGCGTTGAATTGCTTGAACGGTCTGACCCAAATTTCTATGCGGAATTGACCCAACAACTTCAGAACGCCTATTTAACACGACTTGATACAACTGTACTTGCTGCACTTGTTGCTGCAGGCCAGTACTCATCAGGTTGCGATGCGTCATCTGATGGTGTTATTGAATTTGCTAGCGATGCTGCTCGTAAGGTTTACGAAGCAACAGGATTTTTTGCAAATAACTACATCGCCAACGGATCACAATGGCAACTTCTCATGGGGTCTACAGATAACACAGGCCGCCCAATTTACTCAGCATCACAGCCAATGAACGCAGGCGGTCTAGTACAGCCTGGTTCAATCCGCGGTAATGTGCTTGGTTTGGATTTGTATGTGGACAAGAACTTTGCAGCCACTACAACTGTTGATGACTCAGCGGTAATCCTTGCACCTGAAGCATTTACCGTATACCGCAGCGCGACAAATTACATGAGCGTTAATGTCGTAAGTAATTTGCAAGTCCAGGTGGCCATTTATGGTTACATGGCAACTATCGCCAAGATGCCTAACGGTATCGTTAAGTTCAACCTTAACTAAATCCCTAGAAGTCGGTGGGTCATTAGCCCTTTGACCCACCGACCCTAACAAGTAAAGGAGTACAAAATGCCAGCCACTTATGTAACCGTTGCAGAACTGCGCGCTAATTTAGGTATTGGCACTTTGTACACCGATGCAACCCTTGATGAAGTTTGCCAGGCGGCGCAAGATCAAATCAACTCCTTCCTTTGGTTTGACTCAGCGCCAGTTGTGGGAACAGCACTGGTATCAAATGTTGCAACTGTTATGTTGGCCAACCCCGGTATATTTACAGTTGGGGAAACAGTAACGATTGCCGGGGCTGGTTCAACATTTAACGGTGCTTACACAATTACAGGCACAATCCCATTTAGCACAGGCACAACAAACATCTTGCCAGCGTTTAATTTGCAATTAAGTTATTGGCAAAATCCTGCAGGTTACAGTTTTATCCAATATGCAAAAACCGCTGCTAATCAGAATTTTAGGCGCGTACTGCCTTATGGCACTGCCACTGGTGAGGATACAAAAACCGCTACTTATGTAAACACAGCCAGCGTGCGCGAGGCCGCCATGATTTTGGCCGTTGATATTTTTCAAGCCCGGCAGGTTAGCCAAACTGGTGGCGTAAGTGTAGATAACTTTAACCCTAGCCCCTACCGCATGGGCAATACAATGATCGGCAAAATTAGGGGGCTTTTAGCCCCTTATATGTCGCCCGCATCGATGATTGGTTAAAGATGGCCGTAGCAATCACAGCACTGCGATCAACTATAGCCGCCGCCCTAGCAAATAACGGCGTGTGGCAAACTTTCGCATATCCACCTACAACAGTTTTGGCCAATTCAGTTATCGTATCGCCCGCCGATCCTTACATAGTGCCTGCCAATGGTCGCTATAACCAAGCAGCAATACAACCTATGGCCAACTTCCGCATAACCATGACCGTGCCAGCCTTTGATAATCAGGGCAATTTGGCTGGCATCGAGGATACGATGATTGCAGTTTTTAATAAACTTGCAAACAGTGCGATCCAATTTAGCGTTACCACAATATCTGCGCCTACAGTACTAAACGCAGATAGTGGCAGCCTGCTTATGGCAGACCTTCAAATAACCGTACTAACAACATGGAGTTAAAAATGGCAGATCAACAGATAACCCCGGCAGATATTGAGGTTTTAAAAAAACTTGGTCTGCCAATCCCAAATGAAACACCGACCAAAAAGAAGGATGAGGAATAATCCGTGGCAATTTATTTAGATAATCAAGTTGGCCTGAAAATTGCCACAGTTGATTTGAGCGAGTATGTAACATCAATTACGCTTACCCAAACCTTTGACGAAGTAGAAACCACTGCGATGGGCGCGGCAGCACATCAATTTAGCAAGGGATTAGAAGCCAGCACACTGCAGGTAGATTTCTTGAACGATTGGGCAGCGGCCAAAGTACAGGCAACTTTGCAGGCTGCTTACGGCACATCCGTTACAGCAATCGTTATACCTGTAAAGGGTACGGCTGTAGGTGCAACAAATCCAACATATACGATGTCTATTTTGATAAACAACCTAACACCAGTTGGTACAGGTGGGCCAGAGGATTTCGCACGATCATCTATGACCTTTACTGTTACATCTGCAGTTGCTTATTCAATTACAACACCGTTTTAATTAACTAAGGGGCAAACAATGGCACGGCTAAAAATCGTAAGGGCTACTGGGGAAACTATCGTAAGTATCACCCCGGTGGTTGAGGTGGCCTTTGAAAAATATTCAGGTCAAGGCCTGTATAAGCAGTTGCGCGAGCATGAGAAAAACAGTGATCTTTACTGGTTGGCTCACAACGCGCTAATGCGCCAAGAAGTAATACCGCCATTTGGGGATGATTTTTTAAACTCGCTTATCTCAGTTGAGGTAATTGAGGATGAAAGCCCAAAAGGATAGATCGGGGTTCGTACACTTATTTAGTGGCATCACTTGCCATTGAGTTAGGTATTAGCCCCGATCAAGTCCTGGCTATGGATGAAGTTATGTTTAAAGCAGTACTGCAAGTACTAGGAGATCGAGCAAGGGAGCGTGCAAGTGCCAGTAAACATCACAGGCGTACAAGGCACGCTTAAAGCCATGCGTAAATTCGACCCTGACTTAGCCAAGCAGATGAACACACAGATACGCGGCGCTATGCTACCTATTCGAGATAAAGCCCGGGCATTTGCACCTAGCAATAGCGAAATGCTTAGCGGCTGGACTACAGCCAATACATCGACCGCGGCGCGAGGCCATAGGTTTTTCCCTAAATACGATCAAAGCGAAACCCGAGACGGCATCGTTTATAGGCAGGGCGCTAACAATAAAGGCGAAATAGCAGGAGCAAAATTTAGGCGGCGTTGGCAGGTTGCTTATTTTGTTGCTAACAATTCACCAGGCGGTGCAATCTTTGAGACATCGGGGCGTGTAAATCCAAACGGCAGGCCAGCATCTCGCATAGTTTCAAGCCGTCATAAATTGGAGTCGCAGCGTAAGTACCGAGTAGCAAGCGGCACAACCAAAGATATGAACAGCCTAAACCCAAACGCAGGCCGTCAATTTTTAGCACCGCTTGGGCCTTTGTACGGTAGCCGTGGCACGATCGACCCTAGATTTGGTAACACAGATCAGCGTGGCCGCCTTATTTACCGTGCATGGGCTGAGGATCAAGGGCGCGCAGCACACGCTGTAAACCTGGCTATTAACATCGCAGTGGCTCAATTCAATGCCAAACACACAGCAAACGCGTATGGGATGGCCGCATAATGGCAAATCTAGTAGTTAGTGCAGTAGCCAAATGGAACGGTACAGCCCTTAAAAAAGGTGAGCGCCAACTTACCCAATTCCAAAAGACTACCAATATGTTGGCCAAGTCTTTTGCAGCGGCGTTTGCCGTGCGCAAAATTACTCAGTTTGGTAAGGCCGCCGTACAGGCATTTGCAGCCGATGAGAAGGCAGCCAAATCCTTATCCATAGCCTTACAAAATACAGGTAATGGTTTTGCTGGTATTGCTACTGAAGGCTTTATTGCCAGGATGCAAGACACTTACAATGTGCTGGATGATGAATTACGCCCGGCATTTCAAACTTTACTTAATGCCACTGGATCAGTTACAACAGCGCAAAAAGGCCTGCAACTTGCATTAGACGTATCGCGCGGCACGACTAAGGATTTGGCCAGCGTAAGCGCGGCATTGGCAAAGGGTTACTCAGGGCAAACTACAGCGTTGAGCCGACTTGGCGCAGGTTTAGACAAAACCATATTAAAAACTGGTGATATGGAGCAGATCACAGCGGCGCTTAGCGCAAGATTTAAAGGGCAAGGCCTAGCGGCAACAAAAACTTACGCAGGCCAAATGGATGCCCTTGCTGTTTCATCTGCCAATGTAAAAGAAATTATTGGCAAAGGTATATTGGATAGCATCTCGGCGCTTGGCGATGCTGATGGCATTACTAAAGCAACAGAGGAAATGGAAAAGTTTGCCCAAAGTTCATCCGATGCTTTGCTTGGCGTATCCTCATTATTTGGCAAGTTTAAAAACGAAACAAAAACTGGTGGTTTACTAGCCAAAGGTTTTAGCGCGTTTATGAATAGTGGCTACCTAGCCAGCGTTGGCAGAAAAGAGCGCATAAAAAATGCGCCATATAGCCCTACATCGATGTACTTTACTGTTGAGCAGGCCGAGCGTGCCAAACTCGTTGCAACTATCAAAAAAGAAAATACGATAGTTAAAGAGAAAAACAAACTTAATGCCGCTGAGGTAGCCGAGAAAAAGAAGCAAGCCGAATTAGATGCGCTTAAAAAGAAGTTTGATGTAGACCGTATAAACCTGGAAACAGCCCTAGCCAACTCAAAAGATGAAGCAGAAAAAGCACGCATCCGTAGCCTGCTTACAATCATGGATGAGGATGCCAACAGCGCAGCCAAGCGCATGGCTGAGTTAGATAAGGCCAATGCAGTTAAGATGCAGGCAGAATACTTTGCAGCCATATCCTTAAATAACTTGGCTGAGGCTGCACGCTTAGCCGCTATGGGAGTAAAGACTATTACGCTTGGTGGCGCTCCTATTCAGAATTTCCAAGCCAGCGCGATAGACCCAAATACAGGCATGGCTAACCCGGTATTAGCGCAGGCGGTAGCAATCGAGGCAGACCTAGCAGCCGCGTTTGCCGATGAAGCCGCAACAATCGCTGAGACAATAGCACAAAGCAGCGAGCGAACATTGGCCGAATACTTAAACACAATTAGCGGATTGCGTACCGCAGTGCCAGGTTCATCAATCGGTGGAGTAAATAACATAACAATTAACACACCGCTTGGTAGCGAGGATGCGCTAACGGAAACTATGCAGCGCGTAATTCAAAAGTTAAACCGCATGGGCGATAACCTAACATTTGCAGGGGCGCTTCCATAATGGCAGTACCTACGCTAAACGCTTTTATTAACTTTGGTACTGGCCCTGCTTTTGCACAGGCCATGATTATTGGCCAGGGCATCATTGGCACAAACATTTTGGCAGATAACGCTGCGCTAATTGTCGATGTATCTAGCCAGGTTGATGGGGTTACTACGCGCCGCGGCCGTAATGCTGAGGCCGATCAATTTCAAACTGGTACTTGCACCATGCGGATTGTGGATCAAAACGGAGACTTTAACCCACAAAATTTAACAGGGCCTTACGCAGGGCTGCTTAATCCTATGCGTAAACTACAAATTACTGCCACACATAACGGCGTTACCTATCCTGTTTTCAGCGGTTTTATTACTGGCTATCAAACCATTACACCGCAGGAGTCAAACGACAATGTTACTTACACAACCATTACAGCGGTAGATGCTTTTAGATTAGCGCAAAATGCACAGATAACTACCGTGCCAGATACATCCGCTGGCCAATTAAGCGGTGCGCGGATTAATGATATTTTGGATGCTATATCTTGGCCTGCAAGTATGCGCGATATTGATGCCGGGCAGACAACTATGCAGGCTGATCCAGGCACAGCGCGCACGGCACTACAGGCATGCCAAACGATTTCGACCAGCGAATACGGCGCTTTTTATGTAGATGCCACAGGCTCATTTGTATTTCAGGATCGTGCGCTTACTTCATCAAGCGTGGCCGCCACGCCTACAGTTTTCACCGATGATGGCTCACCTGGCCTGCTTTACTTTGATGCAGCCTGGGTGCTAAACGATGTGCTTATTTACAACCAGGCCAACATCACACGCAGCGGCGGCAGTACTCAGGTGGCTACAAATCAGGCATCGATTGATAAATACTTTTTGCATAGTTACACCCAATCAGACCTGCTAATGCAGACCGATGCCGTGGCTTTGGATTATGCCCGGGCTTATGTCGCTAGCCGTGCCGAAACTAGCGTTAGATGCGACTCCATTGTGCTAGACCTTTACACAGAAAACTACGATGCAGGCATAGTTGCAGCCTTAGACTTAGATTTTTTTGACCCAATTACAGTGCAGACTACTCAGCCAGGCTCAACTAGCCTAGTCAAAACCCTGCAAATCTTTGGTGTGGCTATGAGCATAAATCCGAACAGGTGGCGCGTACAATTTACTACGCTAGAACCTATTTTAGACTCGTTTGTATTGAACAGCACACAATATGGCGTTTTAGGTACTAACACGCTTTCTTACTAAGGAGATAGAAATGGCAATATCAGGCTTTCCAACCGTAACCGGGGATGTGCTGACTTCATCCACGATGAACTCGCTAGTGCAATTTGACGTAAATACGCAGACAGATGACTACACAGCGACTACTAACGATAATTACCAAGAGTTATTTGTAATGAATAAGGCTACGGCTGTAGCGTTCAAGATACCTACAAATGCCACTACCGCTTATCCCATAGGCACGGTGCTTACAGTTTTATCAATAGGCGTGGGCGTTACAACAATTTCCGCTGTTACACCTGGCACTACTACCGTGCTAAGTGCCGGGGCAACTGCAGCATCTCCAACTTTAGGCCAGTACAAATCTGCAGCCTGTATTAAAACTGGTACAGACACTTGGTATGTTGTGGGTGCAATAGCCTAATGATCGCTAATATACTTACAGGTATTGGCGCTTTTCAGCCTGCATTACCAAAAGCAACAGGCGGCACGATTACAAGCGATGCTTCATTTTTTTATCACACTTTTACAGGTAATGGCACTTTTACACCATCACAGGCTTTAACATGCGATGTTTTAGTAATTGCAGGTGGTGCTGGTGGTGGTTATGACCGTGCAGGCGGCGGCGGTGCTGGTGGTTTTCTTTACCAAACTGGTAGATCGGCTTCAAGCGGAGTTGGTTACACAGCAACTATTGGTAACGGCGGCGCAGGTGCAACATCTTATGCAGTAGGTGGAACAGGTAATAACACAGTATTCGACACAATTACTGCCAACGGCGGCGGTGGTGGAGGATCTGCTAACCCTGGATCTACTAATGGAGCAAATGGTGGCTCAGGTGGCGGTGGTTCAGGTCAATTTTCTGCGCCTGGAGGTTCTGCAACTCAAGGAAACTCTGGCGGTGCAACAGGTTACGGTAATGCTGGCGGCACAGGATCGGGAATACCTGCATCTTTTGGTGCGCTAGGTTCAGGCGGCGGCGGCGGTGCTGGCGCAGTAGGACAAGCAGGTAATGATCCTGGCACAGGCGCAGGCGGTGGATATGGCGGCGCAGGTGGCGTTGGTCTTACTAATTCAACAATTAATACATTAAACGCTTTTGGTGCAGCAACTTCAACTGGTCAATTATCAGGTGGAAATTATTACTATGCAGGTGGTGGCGGTGGCGGCACTAACGCATCTACAAATCCTGGTGCTGGTGGTTTAGGTGGTGGCGGTGCGGCTGGTAACTCAGTAACTCCAACTGGTACTAACGGCACTGCTAACACAGGCGGCGGTGGCGGTGGCGGTAACGGTGGATTAGGCGCAGGCGGTAACGGTGGTAAAGGTTTAGTAATTGTGAGGTATGCAAAATGAGTAGTTGGGCAGAATTAGATACGCAAAATATAGTTATTAGAGTGCTTAGCGGCGATAACAATGACCCTTATGGCGATGAAGGCTATCAATGGTTATTAGATAATCTTGGCGGCATTTGGGTAAAAACTTCTTACAATGGCAATATCCGCTATAACTATGCAGGTATCGGTTACAAATACGATGCAGATGCAGATGCTTTTATTGCTCCACGCCCGCAGTGTGGACACACAGAATTATTTTTAAATGATTTATATCGATGGAATTGCCAAAGATGTGAATTAGATTTAAAGGAGTCTCTAAATGCTAACTAGTTACAACGGATGGCCTGCTAGTAAAGACCAAGCAGAGATCGGCGTAAAGCCATTTTCAATTAAAGGCACAGCAATTAAGATTAGGTGCGCCAAAGATGCCGGGCCACTATTGGCTGCATTTGCTGCAGAATTTCACGCCCTTATTGAACCGATCGATAAAGGCAAACTAGATGATTGGGCTTATGCCTTCCGCATGGTACGCGGTACAACAGACAAACTATCGTGCCACAGTAGCGGTACAGCCATTGACCTAAATGCCACACAGCACGCGCTAGGCAAGATAGGTACATTTCCAGCGGAAAAAGTGCCAATGATACGCGCCCTGGCTAAAAAATATGGTCTTACATGGGGCGGCGATTACCGCAACCGTAAGGATGAGATGCACTTTGAGGTATCGATTACCCCAGAGCAAGCAAGAAAACTAACTACAAAATTAGGGCTAGACGGAGACAAAAATGCAGGAGCAAATTAAAGCAATAGCACTAAGTTATGGCCGCGCAGCGGTAGCAGCCGTGGCTGCGCTTTACATGGCAGGTGTAACTGATCCACGCACACTAGCCAATGCCTTTATTGCAGCCGCAATAGGGCCTGCACTAAAAGCCATCGACCCAAAAGCAAAAGAGTTTGGCGTAGGCAAAAAGTAATGCGCAGGTTGATAGGGGCAGTGGCCTTATCGCTGCTCCTATCAGGGTGTGGCTATCAAGGATGGGTGAGATATGAGTGCCAAGAGTACGAAAACTGGGCAAACGCTGAGTGCCAGCCGCCTGCCTGTGAAGTGGTGGGTACATGCACCCGGGATTTACTCCCAAAAGAAGTATATGAAGCGCCTAACACCTGAGCAGTTACATGCCAGGCTAATTGTGTTTATCGGTTGTACCCTGGCATTGGTATTTGCTTTTAGCGTATTGGGCATGCTTTATGCCCTTATCTTTGTAACTCAACCTATTGGCAACCAAGCGCCTAATGATCGGGCGTTTATAGATTTACTTACCACGCTAACGATATTTTTAACAGGCAGTTTAGGTGGCGTACTGGCTAGTAACGGCCTTAAATCTAAGCCTAAACAACAGGATGAGGAAATAAAACCTTAGACTTTGGCGTGTCTAACCTTGCTTTATGTCGGTGCTGCGCTTTACCCTTTTAGTAATGGTTGGAA